AGGCCCTACGATGGCTAAAATGGCGAAGCGCCGAACCTGCCGTAAGTGTGGTCGTAACTTCTACGCCTACACAACCATCCGTGAGGATGGCGGTTTCTGCGTCACTTGTGACCCGCGCATACGTCCCGAGGCCAAACCGACACTTGACAGCGTAGTCCGACGTGATACGCTAGACCGTGAGAAAGGAGGCACGTCATGAGCCCCGAGGCCAAGTCCCTCACGTGGGAGCAGTTCACCAGCCAGAAAGCCCGTCGTGGCACGCGCGTCAGCCGGTACGCAACCTTCGTCGCGGAGATGAAGCCCAAGACCGTCTACAACCTGTCCGCGCTGTACCCGAAGGCCAAGACGGACACCCTGCGTTCCGCCGTCTACTCTCAGGCGAAAGCGCAGAAGCGTAAGGTTACGGGCATCCTCCGGGACGGAGTACTGTTCGTCGCCCTCGCGGAAGCGTGACTCTCGCGCTACTCACCATCATAGCCATAAGCGTAGTCGTCACCTTATGGCTAACCCGAACCGACGACAGAAACGGAGCACATACACCGAATGCGCATCGTCGGAACCATCGCGAACCGACCCACGACCCGCACCGTCAACACTAAGAAAGACGGAGCGCGTGTCGTACACGAAGCCCAAGTCCTCGACGCAGACGGAGGCGTAGTCAGCCTCCAGCGCTGGAACGCACCCGACAAGGACGTGGACCCGTTCGCCGGACTCGACACCGGAGACCGCATCGAAGCCCGCATCACGGGCCCCAGCATGTACCAAGGCATCACCCGCGCATCACTTGTGGAACTCACCAAGACGCCCTAGGATGCCCTAGGACGCGCGCGGGCTCCCGGCCCCCTAGGAAGCAGGCCGGACACCGGGAGCCCGCGCACCGGCCTCGACCGAGCCCCACTCACCCCCCACAGGGAACCCTAACCGGTTCCCTCTACCCTTCGCACATCTCCCGCCATATCCGTTGCGCATTACGTGAGCCGGGACCGGATTCCCAGCGCTCATAAACGTCATCACCTACAACCGGAACGTCGTCATACTCGCTTACCTGAGGCCACCTCCCGAACGCATATAACTTGCCCATGTCTTTAAGCATGTATTTCGATGCGTAACGCGCACACCCAACCGCAGCATTACTATCACCAACGACGCCCTGTATAGGCTCCAAACGGGCTCGACCATGCTCCGCGTACCACTCGCGCCACAAGTAGGACCGTGACCTGTCTCGTGTCGCTAATCCTAATCCAACATCGTTAACCATCCACTCAGGAAGCCCCCCGACCAAGCCGTGAAAGTGCGGCGAAACCCTATCTCGATGTTGCTCCAACGCGAACGCAGCGTACGCCGTCGAAGCCCCCGACGTGCTCCGGGTCCGGGTCCTAATGCTATTAGCGAACCAGTCCCGTAAGAATCGCTCCGCTCCGGACACGCCCACGACATACCCCGGCAAATCCTTAACCGTAAGCGTAGCGAATAACTGCCACGGCGCCCGATTCCCTAGCCACTCACCGTAAGCGGACACCGACGCATAACCCGCTCGCGCAAGCGGCGGCATCTCAGCGAGAACCGAGAGCGCATCATAACGTGGCACCTAACGGAGAACCCCCTTATTCCGGGCGCGGCTTCGCTGGACGAGGATACTAAGGGGGGAACCGGAACATTATAGGCCACCGGCAAGCGTGAAAGCATTACGATACGTCCCCCCGAGTCGGAGTCACCGACTCAAACCACTATGCTGACTCCAAATCCTCCAAGTCCTCAATCCGTACTACCTTACCCTTAAGGTGTCCGGAGTCCGATACATGCTCGTAAGTATTATACCCGTCCGCTAACCGCTGACGAAACCACATCCCCTCAGTATTAAACATGCCACCGAGAATACCGTCGGCGTGACCGCCTTCCGCCACTGCTACGCGATTCTTATCCGTGAGCAGTTGCGGAATCCAGCGAGTCCGCTGAAATCGTTGAAAATGAACAATGCGTGAGGTTTTCATAAACGGAAACTTAAACTCCCACCTACCACCCATCGACTTACACGTCCAGATAAAGTCCGTGACTTCCCGAGCCACCTTATCAACCCTAGCCTCGTGCTGGGCTGACCACAAAATCTCTAACCCATCCTTACGCGTATACGCCCACCGGTTAAGAACACCGATACCTAACTTTTGCCACAACCGCGACGGAGCCCACAAGTTCAGTTCATCGAGTAATACCGTAATCCCCCTAGAGCATCCGACGCAGCCCACCACAGAGCAATCAGGCTGATGAGCAACATCAAACGGGTCACGAAAGATACGCAGATTGATAAGGTCCTCCCACGACCTAAGAACATAGGCCCCCGAGTCAGGAACAAAGGCCCGTCCCTTCCGCCAGTCGTGCGCGCGCGCCGCCGCATCCGCGTCGTCGCTACGCGCTACGAACCGATACCCATTAGCCTCGCAGTGTTGATGATAAAGAGCACACCAAGAACCAATACGAGCAGCATGCTCAGAATCATGATGAATACCATAATCGCAAGTTGGCGCAAGATACCCGTCCACCCGTGAGCCCAACTGGAAGTTAGCATATACCACTCGTCCAAGAGCACGCGCCTCCAATCCCTTATTAACCAACGCTAGAGTCTTACCGGACCCCGGAAGTCCAACATAACCGATAACAGGCATCAGTTCACCAGCACTCGCCAAATCCAAGAGCCAATCCATACCATAAACAGACCGATGCGAATACCCACATCGAAAACCAAAATTGCCAAGAACACCCCTACCGGAAAGTACCTATCTAGTTGAAGGACACCTACAAGCGGATTCCACACGTAATCCGGAATCACGAAGATAGGGTCACCCGGACCCGCCGTAGGCAGAAAAGCAAAGATAACAATAGCCAAACTCGCCCACGCGCCCCACACCGCAAGACGACCGATGACGGTTTCCACTAACCAATAACCGGCTTAACTTCGTAGCGGCGGAACAACTGGAACGCATACCCAAGAATTAGCGCGGGACCCATCACGGCCCGCAAACCCTGCCACCATGTAGAACCACCCCACGGTTCCAAGTCCTGACACCGCAACGCAGAAAACGCGAACGGGCTAGGACTAGGCACATTACCGTTAAACGCATAGTAGCGCGGATTCGACGTATGCTCGGCACCAAACGCTGTATACGTGACTGGCGGCAAACTCGGCATCGTAAACGCAACACCGGAACAAGTAGACGAATTCGTAACCGCCGCTTGAGCCCGCTGGAACTGCGCCGTAGCCGCTGCCGCACTATTAAACAAAAACGAGAACGGCTGACGCGACATAACACCCGTCACCGCGTTCTGAAACGCTGTTACTATCGCACTCTGCGCGATATTAAACAGACTCCCGATACCACACACTACGTCGAACTGAGCACACGGCGGAGGCGTATCCGCAGGCTCCGGCGGACTCGTAACCGTAGTCGACCCACCTGACGTAAAGTTAAGCGGCCCCTGAGCAAACGCCCGCGCCGCCGACGGAGCCACAATAAGAAGGACAGCGAACGGCTCACCGCTCGTACTGACATTCGCAACCGGAATATACAGCGTATACGTCCCCGGTACGTGCGTTCCCGAAACACCTACCGAAGCCATATTCGGCGCCACACGACCCGTCGCTAACTGGCCAGCCGAAATGGAATAATCTACCGTAGGCGTACCCGTAAAGGTGTAATTTACCTTCACAAGTCCCACGCTCGTAAACGTCGCATCACACTGCGCGGACGTAGACTGATAACAAAACGTAGCACTGGTAATGTACGGAGGCCGCGTATCCCCTATAACTGTACACCCTACGCTTCCCGAACTCCCGCACACCTCGCCATCTATAGCATAAGTTGCTATCTTATTGTTCATCGTATCATGAACAGTAAGCGTATACGTGTCCGTACCACACACGGGCACACACGGTATATCAATACTGATAGCATGCGCGCCCGGATGGTCCCCTGACCCTTTAATCCCACCCGCCGAGTCCTTCAAGTCCCAAGCCCCAGCCCACTCCGGTAACTCCACAAACTCCCAACTAATACGCCGCACAAACGCAGGATGGTACATCCGTAGATTGTAAACATAGTTCGTGATATCCACGCTCTCGGGACCTACGGAGTCCGAGTACAACTCCCAACTATAAAGCCGCAAGTCCGCATTCGACGAATCCGGCACGATAAAGTTAACCCGAGCATAGACCGCACCCGCACCCGGATTTAAGTTTAGCCCCGTAGGACAATCCGTCAGAATCGTACCGGGTGAACCCGCACCACCCGTATAACACGTTACCCAGTTCGCACCGTCGTACACTTCCAAACTAACTGTGGTAATCGTTTGCGTACCGCCAGCGCCCCAGCCCCACACCGCCCGGAACGACTTCACAAGCGCCGTAGACACACCCGAGGACCGAGCAAACTGAACATACGCACGACACGTCCGAGGAGAACCACCAGCACCACAAACACCCGCAGCCGTACTCCACACACCGTACGTCGTGTCGTCAGCATCCGTCATAAGTTCCGGCGAAGAACATGAACCACCACTACACGCTCGCGCCACCACAGACCAACCAGTAGGCGGATTATTAATCAGGTCCGTTAAGGTAGCCCTAGCCTGACCACCAAACGCGAGCATGCTGGTAACAAATACCAAAAGCGTAGCGAGAGCAAGGGTCCGTGGCCCCTTCCCTCCCTTGCGCAGAATCACCGGGCTACGTGGAAAATCCGCCCGAGTGCGTGGAGCGCAGTGCGAAGCCCACCACGAATGATGAGCGTTGGGATAACGATAATCCCCAGAAGCGCAACCGCAGCCGAAACGAAAACCGCGTAGTTCGCCGTAAACAGCGCCGAAGTCGTAGTCACTGCTGCCGGAAGAACAGACGGGTCAGGCGTAGGCATCTTTCGTACCTCCTTCCCTAATGGATACGTGCCACGGCACGCTTAACGCCAACGCGGCCACGTGACGCGCAACGCGACCGCAAGAGCAGACATAAAAAATGAGAAGGACACCCATGCGACCAGTTGCGAGATAGCGTACGCTAACTCATTACTCGTCACCGGTCTAGACCAAAGAACCACACGCGTAGCGTGTTGCTAAACAGTTCCAAAATCGCAGCCGTAAACAGACACCCGAATAAGAAAGCGCCCAATCCTATCATGTGCGCCCATTCACCCACAAAAGAACTACTGCCGCTACCATAAAAAACAGCGCGAGCCCTGAAACGACCATCAGGTACGCGCTCAAGTTATGAACCTGCTCCGATATCTGCGCGAGGCCCGCTAATACATCAGTCTCGGTACATACCGGAGCGCAACTCATACCTTAACGATAAACCAGCGCGCATACCAAAGCCCACCCGAATTCGTAAGCGAAAAGCCAGAACAGGACCCGCGCTATAACGGGTGGGACGCTATAACGCGGACCCTGACGGCGCTCCCCCTGTGACATTTCCATAACGGCGCGCAGCATAGCAGGTAACGAGCCTATGCGCAAGTTGCCCACTGGATACCCTAATGAGACGACTAAACAGATTGTGGCAGGGGCCCCCCTCGCCCGTGAACTACCATGGCCGTAACCATAACCGTACGCCTACCTAAAACAGTGGGCTCGACCCCTGCCACCGACCAAAACTGGGAGGAGGTAGGGGGCTTGAGGGTACTAGTACTATGGTACTATTGTATTCATACCCGTAATCCATTATCTTAATCGTAGTCCGAAAGGAGGACTTCAAATGGTGAAAGTCTGTACATTCTGCCTTAAAGTTACGGCCCGCTATTACGAATGGCAATGCTGGAACAACTGCTGCGAAGAGTGCTACATCCGACTCGTAACCGGAACCCGCGACGAGGCCCTTCAAGTCGTAACCAATGCTGAATGGGTACTTCGTAACCACGGTGTAACCATATGACTATCTTCGGACGTACTCTCGAAGGTTGGCTAATCCGTATCATCTACGGACCCGACGCCGGAATCATGCGCGCTAGCCTGCTCCGCGACCTAATGGACGACCTCTATCTCGATGGTCTAATCGAAGGCGAACGCCGGTACTACTGTCAGGAACCCTGCTGCTCATCGCGCGCGTACCAGTCCGTCGATGGGACCGTG